AAGAAGAAAAGAAGTTTATAAAATCCAGGTATTCTTTACAACAAAAAGTTGATGCTAATTCTTTAAAATCAAAAATAACATCAACTGATGGTGTTCTTTTAGGAAGTACTAAAAGAAATAAAGTTTCTGAATTTGCAATATCTAAACCAAATCCTGGAAAAAGTAAACAATATATAAAAACTAAAATAGTAAAACCAAGACCAGAAATGACTTGGAAAACATTATTTTGGGCTTTTTGGAAAAATGGTAATCCTAAACTTATGTTTAGAGTGGGAAAAGAAAGGCATAAGATAACACTAGCAACATCGTTATCTGTAAGAAATATGGGATTACAAATTGATAATAAAAAAATATATGAAGAAATTCAAAAAATATTTTCAAAAGTTTTAGAAGAAAGGATAGATGAATTATGGAGGGAATAAATCCATTAAAAAAGAAAAGTTTAGCATTAGAAAGTGCTATAAAAAAAGCATTTGTAGAAGCTAAAATAGAAAATTTTAAATTTTTTAGAAGTTATATTCAGCCTGATAATCTTGAAAATAGAATAAATAATGCTGGAAGTAATAAAGAAAATAAGTTCCCTTTTGTTATTATAAGACCATTAAAATCTGTACAAAAATCAAAAAGTGGAGTTACTTCTAAAATTGCTACATTTTTAATTAGATTAGGAACAGAAAATAAGGACTATGAAGAGGGATTTTATGAAATAGCTGGAATAGCTGAATATTTAGTAGCATATTTCACAAAGCATTCATCAGCTATTGAAAGAAAAGATGGCTTTAGTTATTCAATAGATTTAGAAACTATTGAATCTTACTTAAATGAAGAAATGACTGGTGGAGATTATTGGGTCTATGATATTCTTCTACAGTTAAACATTCCAAGTGTTCCACATACAGAATATATAGAAGAAACTAAAAGAGAAGTTTCAAATAAAAAGGAGGAAAAATGGCAGCATTAAAAACTGATAAAGAGAAAGATAAACCAGTAGTAACTGAAACAACTGAAACAACTGAAACAACAAATAATATAGAAACAAGTGTGAAAAGTGAAACAGATAACACAGAAGTAGTTACTCAAAATCAAGTAACTCAAGTAACTACTGAAGTAAAAACAGAAAAAAATGAAACAAAAAAAGAAGATAAAACTTATATCTACATTGGTGAAGAACTTACAAAAGATGGTTTTATTTTAAAACATAAAGGTTTCTACACTTCAGAACAGTTAAGCAGAATAGAAACTGGAATATCAGATTATGATGAAATCAAGGAATATTTCATAGATTTAGATGAATATAGTGAAAATAGATAGGAGGAAAAATGGCAAAGTTTCAACATGGTACAAGTTATAAAGAAATGCCTTCAGGCTTAAAAATATTTGCAGAAACTCAGACACCAACTGTAATAGTTGGAACAGGTACTATTAACATGGGAGATATGAGCTGTGTTAATAAACCTATTCTTATTCAAAACTCAAAAGATGCAGCTACTTATTTTGGAGGAGCTAATAACATAAAAGGATTTACAATCAATGAAGCATTATATCTAGCTTTTAATGTATATAATGTAAAACCTATTATTGTTATAAATGTTTTAAATCCTGAGGAACATAAAACTGCTCATAATGAGGAAGGAGTTGTTGTAAAAGATTTTAAAGCAACTCTTGCAAAAACTGGAATTATAAATGATGAAAATTTAGTTGTTAAAAACAATGAAACATCAGTAATAGTTCAAAAAGAAAAATATACTTGTTCATTTGATGATGAAGGAAAATTAACTGTTACATTAGCAAAAACAGAAACAGCAATTAAAAAAATAGATGTTTCATATAATTTCTTAGATGTTTCTAAATTAAAAGAAACTGATGTAATTGGAAGTATAGACCCACAAACATTAGAAGCAAAAGGGCTTGAATGTTTAAAGGAAATATTCCCTAATTATTCAATGATACCTAGTTGTGTGGTTGCTCCTGACTTTGCAACAGCAAAAATAAGAGTAGCATTGGATGCTAAATCAGCTGTTATAAATGATAAATGGGCATCTATGTCTATCCCTGAAATGCCAAATACAACAAAGTATGGAGAAGTTATAGCATTTAAGAAAGAAAAAAATTATATAGATGCTGACCAAGCAATCACTTGGGGTTGTCCTTATCTTGAAGATGAAGTATTTCACTTCTCAACAGTAATGGCACTACACATGCAATCAGTAGATACCAAATTTGATGGTGTTCCTTGTGAAAGTCCTTCAAATAAAAATATCAAAATGCAAGGTGTTGGATATTATGAAGGAAGTACATTTAAAAAAGTTAATTTAGATGAAGCAGAGGCTAATTTACTGAATGAAAATGGAATTTCTACAATAATTAGACAACCAAATGGAACTGTGTTCTGGGGAAATAGAACTTCTGTATTCCAACCAGGTGGAGAAACAGATCCAAAAGATGTTTGGATACCTGTTAAAAGAATGTTCAAATATATAGGAAACACTATAATGTTGAATAACACTGTTGAAGTTGATAAGGGAATGACGCCTTCACAAGCCAAAAGTATAGAAACTAATATAAATGTTTGGCTGAACTCTCTAACTAATGATAATAAATTACTTGGTGGAAGAGTTGAATTTAAACCTGAAGAAAATTCTGAACAAGATATGATAGCAGGGAAATTCAAATGGCATATTTATTTAGGAGCAATTATTCCAGGGGAAAGCTTGGAATTTAGATTGGAGTATGACTCTAAATATTTAAAATTATTATTTCAAAGATAGGAGGACTGAATGATTAGATCAACAGTAATTGAAGATGCAATAATTAGAATAGATGGCACAGATGAAATAGTTGGAATTGCAACAATAACTCTACCTGATATCGAACATAAAACTGAAACTATAAATGGTTTAGGAATAATTGAACATGATGAAGTCATTCCAACTGCATTTAATGCTATGAAATTACAATTAAAATTTATAAATAGATGTAAGGACATAGCTTTTAAATATGGAAGTAATGTAAATCTAACAGCAAAAGCAGCTATCTTAATAGAAGAAACAGAAACAAATGATAATGATAAAGTTGAAGCCTTTTTTTCATTTAAAGGAAAAAGAGTTAAGACAAGTGGTGGAGATATAGGAAAAGCTGTAAGAAATGAAACAGAACTAGAATTTTCACTAACTTATTATAAAGAAGAAATTGAAGGTAAAGTTATACATGAAATTGATGTGTATAACAGAAAAGCAGTATTTAATGGTCAAGATTTATATGAAAAAGTTAGAAGTATTTTATCTTAATAGGAGGAAAAATGGGAGATTTTAGTAAAGAATTAAGAGAAGCAAATGCAGAAATAAATAAAAGAAATGGAGTAATTGAATCAGCAGTTGATGAAAAAAAAGATGATATTGAAGAACCTAAAAAAGAAAAAGATTTAGTTAGAAAAATTAAACTTTCTGATGGTAGAGAAATAACATTTGATTTTGGAAAATTAACTGGAAATTCAATTATTGAAATAAAGAAAAATTATGGAAAATTAAGAAAAAAATCAGCAACATTGGTAGAGGAATTAGATGATTTTTATTATATGTTAGTTGCAGAATATGTATCAGCACATTCATATAAAACGTTTTTAAACCTTTCATATAAAGATTTTGCAAAGGTAAGAGATGAAGTTAGAGATTTTTTGCAGGAAGATTAATAGAAGATCTTGAAAGAGAACATGCAAAACTTTTAGATGAATTAATAGTAGAACTTAACAATCCATTAGGAGTGAATATGAATATTTCATACTCATACTTAATGGGTTGTGATATATACAGAATAAGAGAACTTATAGAAACAGTTGAAGAAACATTAAAAAGAAGGAGGTGATATTGTTGGGAAAGAAAATGGATTTGATTATGAAAGTGCAAGGAGTTATTGATAAATCTTTACCTGGTAATTTAAAAAAATTAGCTAATGAAGTTAAAAATTTAAGAGTTGCTAGGCAAAAAATGGAAAAGACTCAAAGAACTCTAAAAGCTCAAAAAGAGCTAAACAAGGAGATAATGAACAATGTTTCTAAGTATAGAAAACTTAGAAATGAATTAAAGGCATTAGATGAGATAAAAAAGAGAAATAATAGTCTTACTGATGCTGAAAAAAAGAAATATGAGAACTTGACTAAGAAAGCCAAAGCATTAGAAACAACTATAAAAGCACAATCTAAATCATTCCAAAAATATGGAATGGAACTTAAAAAATTAAAAATACCTTTTGATAATTTACAAAGTGAAATTGATCAAACCATAAAAAAGGAAAAAGAATTAATTGCTCAACAAAAAATACTTGGAAAAACCAAAGGTATTTTTAAAGGTATAAAAGATAAAATAAAAACTGGAATGAAAGTGGCAGCAGTTGCAACAATAGGTGCAGCAATTGGAATAGGAACATCTTCAGCAAAAGATTACTTAGAATTTGATAAGCAAATGATAAAAGTAAAAGCTCTAACAGGAGCTACTGCTGAAGAATATGATGCTTTAAAAAAGAAAGCTATGGAAGTTGGAAAAACAACAATATTTACATCTGAAGAAGCTGCAGCTGGTATGGAAAAATTTGCATTAGCAGGATTTAAACCAAAAGAGATAATAGCAGCAATTCCTCCTATTTTTGACCTAGCAACTGCATCTGGAGAAGATTTTATTATGATATCAGATCTAATATCTGATCATATGAATGCTTTTAATATTGGAATAAATGATGTTGGACATGCAGCAGATATTCTTGCTAATACTATGTCAAGAAGTAATACCAATATTCAAATGTTAGGAGAAGCATTTAAGTATGTATCTTCTTCAGCACATGATTTGAATATAGATTTAGCAACAGCTTCAGCTGCTGTTGGTTTAATGGGAGACCAAGCTATAAAATCAGGACAAGCAGGAAGAGACTTAAAACAAGCTTTTGCTAAGATAGCTGACAGTAAAGTACAAAAAGACCTACAAAAACTTGGAATTAATGTAAAAAATTCTAAAGGTGAATTTATAGGGCTTGTTGACTTTGTAAGACAATTGGAAAAAGTTACTGGAAAGATGTCAGGTATAGAAAAGTTAGCATTTTTAAAAGAAATGTTCGGAGATCAGGGAGCTTTGGCTATGAATAAACTGTTAACTGCTACAAAAGAAGTTAATGGTGTTATGTACCAAGGAGCTGATGCATTAGCACAGTTTGCAAAAGAAAATGAAAATGCTACTGGAAAAGCAAAAGAAATGGCTAATACTATTCTTGATAGTGACTCAGGAAAATGGTCATTACTTCAATCAGCAATTTCAGATGTAAAGTTAAAAATTGGTAAAGCAATTTTTTCTGAAGGTGGAACTCAATTAATGGATACAGTTATAGGTTGGTTAAATGAACTTTCAAATGTTCTTGATGGTAAACTAAATGATACTAAAGCTAATAAATTCTGGCAATCATTTATAGAAAATGGGAAAATGGCTTTAAATTCTATAAAAAATATAGGTGTTGTTCTTTGGAATGTCTTTAAAGTATTAAATACTATTGGAATAGATAATATCTTAGTTTTTGTAACAGTTTTTACTGCAACATCAAAAGTATTAAAATTTGCAGGAGCTGTAAAAGAAGTATTCACAACTGTAAAGGCTGCTGGTGGAATTATGTCAGCATTGAAAGCTGGAATAACTGCTCTAGGTGGTCCGATTAGTTTAGTTATAGCTGCTGTAGCTTTACTTGGTTTTATAATCTATAAGAATTGGGATAAAATCAAAGTATTTTTTAAAGCTGTTTGGGAAACTATAAAAGGCATAGGAACTATTATAAGTGGAATTTTTAAAGCTGTTGTTGACGGAGTAGTTGAACTATTTAAATGGCTTTGGAATAAGTTAAAAACTTATTTTAATAACTTTGGTTTCCTATTATTAGGTCCAATAGGGATATTCATAAAATTAGGGCAACTAATTTATCAAAATTGGGATTTGATAAAAGAAAAATTAAGTAGTGTTTGGGAATATATAAAATCTATTCCAGAAAAAGTTGTAGAAACTGTTCTTAATTTTATATCAACAATCGGAAATTTCTTAGTTAACCTAGTTAGTGAAGTAATAACTGGAATAAAAAATCTATTCTTAAAACTTTGGGATACTGCTGTTAAATTTTTTAATAACTTTGGTTTCTTATTATTAGGTCCGATAGGAATATTTATAAAATTAGGAACTGTTGTTCATGAAAATTGGGATCTAATAAAAAATAAAATTTCATCAATATTTGAATCTTTTAAAAATACTATTAAAAATCTTGCTGAACAGATAAAATCATTCTTTGCGAAGCCATTTGAACTTATGTCTGATGCAATAGCAGGTGCAAAGGAAAAAGCATTAGATTTTGCAAGAAAAATACCAGGAATGAAATACATCATTGGAGAAAAAGAAAATATAGGAACTGCAAAAGCTACAATAAATGGAAGCCATGCTAATGGATTAAATTATGTGCCATTTGACGGTTATATTGCTGAGTTACACAAAGGTGAAAGAGTTCTTACAAAAGATGAGAATGAAAGTATCTTTGGAAGTTTAAGAAATAGACTTCAAAATGCTACTCAAAGTAGTAAATCAGAAAATAGCACAAGTAGTGAAAATCCTATTACTTATCAAATTTACAATAGTTTTACTTTTAATGGAGTATCTGAAGATACTAAAGATAGTATTATAGAAAAATTACAAGAAAAGTTAAATGAATTTGAAAGACAATTAGAAAAAATGAAGGAGGAAAGAGAAACTTATGCAAGAACAAGTTTATAAGACAGAAGCAGGAGATACTTGGGATCTAATTGCTTTTAAACTTTTTGGAAATGAAAATCTTATGAAAGAGTTATTAGAAGAAAATATTGAACTCTCTGAAATAGTTATCTTTCCAGCTGGAGTTGAACTTTCTATTCCTGAAATAAAAGAAGATAAAAAGAGAGGTGTTGCTCCGTGGCTAGTTCAAACTTAGTTAGGAGAGCCTCTCCTACCTTTTTTATAGATAATAAAGATGTAACTGAAGAATTATTAAAACATATAGTTGATGTTGAAATTATAGATAATTTAGAAGGTACATTAGATGAAATTATAATAAAACTTAATAATGAAAATAATAGATTTCTAACAACAAACTGGGCTATTCCAAAGGGAACTCAAATAAAGTTTGGAATAAAAACTCTTAATTGGAATAGTGAATTTGAAGGAGAAAGCCAAAGTGATGTAGGAATTTTTAATATAGATATAAGACAATTCAACAGAAAAACAGCAACATTTAAAGGAATATCTGGTCCACTTAATTCAAGAGATGTTAAAAGGTCTAAGATATGGGCTAATATCTCTTTAGAAGCACTTGGAAAAGAGTTTGCTGATAAATATAAGCTAAAGTATTTTTATAAAGTAAAAGACAATATCACTTTAAAAAATATAAAACAAGAGGAAGAGGAAGATTTTTCCTTCTTAAATAAGATTGCCCAGGATGAAGGAGTAAAGTTAAAAATATCTAGTGGAATACTTATCTTATTTGAGGAAGAAATACTATCAGAAAATACTCCTCTTTTAAGTATTAGCTTGAACAATGTTGAGGAATTTGAAATAAAAGATAAATCTAATGATATTTATGATGCTATTGAAGTTAAATACTTTAATACTAAAAAACAAAAAGAAGAAAAGGCAATTATAACGAAACATGAACTTGAAACAGGACAAAAGTCTGATAGTTATAAAAAAGTTTATTCTTTAAAATCCAGGGCTAAAAGTGGAGACTTAAAAAAGTTAGCAAAGAAAACTCTTGAAAATGTCAATAAAAGAGAGATAGAAACGACTTTAAAAATTATTGGATGTAAGGAGTTATATTCTGGCTGCATTATAGCATTATCTGATGCAGGAGAGTTTTCAGGAAATTATGTAGTAACTAGGTTACAACATAATTTTCCAAAATTTACTACATCTGTTGAAATGTACAAAATAAAAAAAGATATGAAAGAGGAGAATAAAAAATGATTTCAATATTAAAAGGAACAGTAGGAATTATTCAAAATATTGATACAACTGATTACACTGCTACTGTACAACTTCCTGAGTATGAAAATCAAATAACTGAGGGATTACAAATTTTGTCTCCTATCACTTTTGGGAATAAAATAACTTCTATTCCAAAGGTGAATACTCCTGTGTTTTGTATATTTTTAGGAGATGATACAGAAAGAGGTTTTATAATCGGAAGTTATTTCTCTGATAAAAATGTAAGTAATTCACAAGAAGATGAATATAAAATTGATTTTCAAGGTTCAAGTTTAACAATAAAAGAAGATGGGAACATAGAGTTAAAAGGAACTTTAACAAAAATAGACAGTGAAGTTCTTATAACTGGAGATACAACAATAGAAAAAAGTATAACAGTTTCAAATAATGCAACAATAAATGGAAGTATGAAAGCAAAAAAAGGATTTGAAACAAATAAAGCAACACTAAAAGATGGAAAATTAGATGTTGAATCTATTGAATATAAGGAGATGACTAAGAAATGAATGTACTAAATAGATTAACAAAAGATTTTTTGAATAATTTTACTACATTTGATTTTTCAAGCAATTTAGGAAGTTACGGAGATATTATCTTTAAGGTTGCTCGTGGGAATGTTTTAACTCCTGATGCTATTGATTTGAGTATTTCATCTAAAACAGAAGATCATGACAATCTTGGAGAAGCTCCTTATACAGAATTTATCCGTAGGAATTTAAGAACTATTTCTTTAAATATTAAGTTAGTTTATACATTAACTAATATAAATGAAGCAGTACTCAAATTGGAAAAAATTTGTGAAAATGGAGAGTATTATCCACTTATCTTAGGAAATAAGCCTCTATCAAAGTATGGATTTATGTTAACAGGCTTTAAACAAGGAATAAAGAGTACAAATTCAAATGGAGAACTAGAAGTTGTAAATTGTTCTTTAACTCTTAAAGAATATATCCCAAAGCTAGATAGACTTCTTTTACCTACTACTAATAATTTAACTACAGAAAATAGAAGAAATAATAGTAGTGGAAAAAATAAGAAGAAAAATAAAAAAGTATTAAAGAAAAAATCTAAAAAGAATGTTTATTCAAAAGATAAAAATGAAAAAAAATGGCTACATGGATTAATTGAAGATGATTTAAGAGGATATTAATAGGAGGAAATTATGATAGTTTCAAATAAGACTATTCCTCAACATCCAAAATTAATGGAATTATATATTCTGTTAAATACAAAAAGAGGAACAGTACCACTCCATAGAGATTTAGGAATAGATAATAGAATGGTTGATAGACCAATTACTGTAATAAAAAATAGTATTTTTAATGACTTACAAATTCAAGTTAGTAAGTATATAAAAGGTCTTACATTAAATAATGTTGAATGTAAAACTACTGAAAATGGACTTGAAATTGAATGTGAGGTTGAAATAGATGAAAGAATTTAATTTAATAGACTCTAATCCTGAAACAATTTTAGCTGATGCTTTAAGATTTCATGAAGAAATTACTGGAGAAAGATTAGAACTTTGTACAAAAGAAGCATATTTATACTCAACAGTTGCAGCATTATTATCAAATATAAAGGCAAATATGAATGATGTAGCAAAACAAAACTTCTTAAAATATTCAAGAGAAGAAAGATTAGACTTGAAAGGCAATTTTTATGGAGAAAGAGGAGCTAGATTAAAAGCTAACAAAGCAAGAACTACAATTAGATGTCATATCTCATCAGTTGTAGCAAAAGATGTTGTTATTGCAAAAGGTACAAGATTTCTTTATAAAAATTATATGTTTTATACAGAGCAAGAGTACAAAATAAGAAGTGGAGAGACTTATGTTGATGTGATAGCTGTTGCTGAAATTGCTGGTAATTTAGGAAAAATATTAGCTGGTGAAATTAAAGAAGTTGTTGATAGATATGAGTATATGAAAGAAATAACTAATATTACAGATGTGACAGGTGGTAGAGAAGAAGAGGAAGATGAAGAGTATAGAAATAGATTAGAACTTATACCTGAATCATTCACCACAGGTGGTTCAGAAGGCTCTTATGAATATTGGGTTAAGAAATCATCTAACTTAGTTACAGATGTCTTTATAAACAGTCCTAAGCCTAATTATATTGATATATATGTTGTGAATGGTTTAGAACACATATCACAAGAAGAAAGAGAAAAAATAAAGAATTATATAGTTGAAAATAAAAATATAAAAGTTTTAAATGACCAAATAGAAATTAAAAATCCAATCTTTCATAATTATAATATTGATTTAGATTATTGGGTTTATGATAGTTCGTTAGTATCGAAATCAGAAATAGAAAAAGAATTAACAAATTCATTAGAACAATATACTAAATCTTTCAAAATGGGAGAAAGTATAAACTTACAAGATATTATAGATATTTCTAAAAATGTTGATGGTATAAGAAGAGTAGAAATAAAATCGCCTCAAACTTATAAAGGACAGAAATTTCATTTAGCAAAATGTGGAACTATAAGTATTTCATATAAAGGAGCAGAATCAAGATGAAAGAGCAAAATTTTATATATGATGTAACGAACATAAGAGACCTTGCTCCTGATATTTTAAAAGATGATAGGCAATATAAAGTTATATTAACTGTTATAGATGCACTTATTTCAAAACATATCGTTGCTAATATAGAATATTTAGAATTTCTTGAAAGAATAGATACTATGACTGAAAAAGAAATTGATATGCTTGCAAAAGAATTAAGTGTAGACTTCTATGATTTTTATATGTCTATTGAAGAAAAAAGAAAAGCATGTAAATTATCTTTCCAAATTCATTCAATTAAGGGAACAAATAAGGCTATTCAGGATGTTCTAAATATCTTTTATGAAAAAGCTAATATATTAGAATTTCCTGAATTTAATGGAGACAATGGAACATTTAAAATAGAAATTATGGGAACAACTAAAAATAACCTAAACATTATGATAGATAGGGTAGAAAAGACAAAAAAGAAATCACAGCATTTAACAGGAATTACTTTTAAAAATAATTCTATATCTCCTCTGTATATGGCAACACATATGAGATATGGAACAAAAGTAATATTATATCCACAACAAAGTTATTTCTATCTTAATAATCTAAATTTAGTAGGAAAAAATGGAAAATATACTTTAGAAAAAAGAGGTGTAAAAAATGGCTGAGTTTAATAGTCACATTATTACAAATGCTGGAAGAAATCTTTTAGCAAGAGCATTAGCTGGTGAAGGAAAGATTATATTTACTAAAGCAGCATTTGGAGATCAAAAACATTCAGGAAATTTAAGAGAAGTTACTGAATTAAAAAATAAAAAGTTAGATTTAAATGTAATGAATATAAGAAATGATAACGGTACTGCTATTTTAACAGTACAAATATCAAATGAAAATGTAGAACAATCTTTTCAAACAGAAGAATTTGGAGTTTATGCCAAAATTGAGGGAGATGTAACAGAAATTCTTTATTCCTATACAACAGCTGTATCTGCTGATACTTTTCCAAATAATAGATTAGGAAAAACATATGAATCTATTCAAGATATTTATATGGCAATTTCAAGTGATGTAGAAGCTGAAATATATGTAAGAGATGGTGTTATTTATTTAACAAGAGATATTGCTAACCAGATTTACACAGAAACAGGATTAACAGCTGTTGGTGCTTTAAAAGGAAGAAATAGCTTAGAAGCAGATAAACAATATCTAGCAGATAATGGACATTGGTATAAAAATATTGGTGGAAATAGAACTTGGAATTCATCAACTGGAACACCTGATGAACAATTAATTCCAATAACTTGGAAATACCTATATGAAAGTCTTAATAATAAAGAAAATCAATTAATACAAAATCTTAATGGAATTTTAGGACAAAACAATGGTAATTTCCCAGTTGAACAAGCAATAGCAGGAAATGTTTATTATTTTCCAAGAAATCAAAAATTTTACTATTGTTTAAAAAGCCAAACTAGTAGAGTTAGTGTTCCAAATGCAGACTTTGAAGAATTGTCTATTTATCAAAATCATAAGAAATTGGAAAAT